ATATTAACCATGCAAACAATCAAAAACACTTTTAGCATCTTATTTAAAGACACTAATCCTGTTCGAGAGAGATTGCTTGGTTTAGGTTCTACTATGAATGGCCTGATCAAGGTAAAACTTGGTCGACCGATGCTGAAGGTATTGCTTTTGTTACCTCCAGTTATCGGTTTAAAGAGAAACTTGTCGTTGATTAAGGTTACGATATCATACTTGGCGTACGTCCATCGACTGTACAAGGGAGGGTCTATGCGCTTTGTGATAATATATCTCAAGGCGTGTCACACTCTCTTGCAGCAGTTTTTGGGCGGCCAGCGACTTTCCAATACGGGACCCTTTGGGGCCCGTGTTAGTCGGACACGAGGTGGTTTACCTCGTTGTATTCCTGTACTCCATCGTAAGCGGATCCAGAGTGGTGATTTGCTGATAATTCGTTATTGGTTATCGCTTTTCTGTTTGTATCGAATTCTCGATATGAAAGGAAAGCTGAACCTGAGCACGATTGTTGAGCCCTCGACGGCCTCACCTAAGGTGGTGGCAGACTTTTCGGAGTTTGTTCCCATCTTTTGGAAGGGCCTGAAAGAGTTCCTCGGTCGGACGAAGGTTCCTATTGTGGAGAAGGTTGCGAAGGGGGGGCCTATTCCGGCTCTTGGTTTGCTAGAAGCAAAGCCTGAGCTGTTGAGTAAGTCCGCTCCCGTAGTCTCCGATGCGGCGCTTGAGGCCAAGATGGCCTCTACGTCGCCACATTCTATACTTTTAACTTCTAGAGTTTGGGTGGCTATCATGAAAACCACGGTTCTTGGAAAGGCTTTCAAGAAATGGTGCTCTGATACCAACAACGTCTGGTTGTTGAATGCTATAGATACGTGGTCTCGGGGCGCCTTGGATCCTCGATCCCATAACATTGGGGTTTCAAAGCGTACCGGAAAGATAGTGGACGTTTCGGATAAGCTGATTGCGAAAATGTTTGCGTCAGTCAAGAAGAAATGGCCTGTGTCACTATTAAATGTGGCCTATCGTCAGATATTGGGGAAACTCGGGACGAAAGTGGAACCGGCAGGGAAAGTCAGAGTCTTTGCCATGGTGGACCCGTTTACGCAGTGGTTGCTTAGACCTCTTCACGAGGCTCTCTTCGCACTGTTTAAACAGATCCGTCAGGATGGTACTCACAACCAGGTTAAACCGCTGGTTGCGTTGATAAAGGAGCGTGATGTGTTAATCAAGGAAAATAGATTCCCGGGATCCCGACCAACTGGTTGGGTCCGCCTGGGTCTCAACGTTCCGCGAAAGGCGTATGCACTCTTTTCTTTCGATCTTACCGCCGCTACGGATCGATTACCATTGGCAATTCAGGTCGCATTGCTAGGTCCGGTCCTTGGACCGGCCCTAGCCAAGGCGTGGTCGCAGTTATTAGTTGCACGAGATTATTACATATATCTTAAAGATGAGTATGGTGTTGGGGCTTTGCAGCCTCAGCGCTATGCCACCGGGCAACCGATGGGTGCGCTTTCGTCTTGGGCCATGTTGGCCCTGACTCACCACTGCATAGTGCAGTGGGCTTGGTATAAAGTATGTACTCGTAATCAAGAGGGGTGGAGCTGGTACCGTCATTACGCAGTGTTAGGTGATGACATTGTGATAATGGGGGGACAGGTGGCTGATGCCTATGTTGCGATCATGAAGGGCCTGGGGGTCCAGATTGGAGCGCACAAGTCATTGGTCTCTCGCGAC